CAGCAGCAGCAGCCGCTAATATTGCTAAAATTGCAGGTACACAGTTCGATGGTGGAGGATCTACATCTTCATCTCCAACATCATCTACACCGGCTGTAAACACTCCTACACCAGCAGACACCCCAGTGCCTAATAAACCAGATTTTTCATTGTTTGGAAACAACAACCAGAATAATGTTGGAAGCAACCAAAACATAACAGTCAATGCTGTGGTTGTCGCAACAGAAATTACAGATGCGCAAACTTCCATTAATTATACAAATAATATGGGGACCTTGTGATAAAAAGAAATGTTGTTTATCAACATATAAATTTAATTACAAAAGAAATCTTTTATATAGGAATTGGTGTTAATATGAAAAGACCATATTCTATAACCAACAGAAGTTCTTTTTGGAAAAATGAATTTAACAAATATGGAAGAATTGTAGAAATTTTGCATATTAATTTAGATAGGAAAGAGGCCTGTCTTTTAGAATGTTTTTATATAGCTAAATATGGAAGAAGAGATTTAGGATTAGGCCCATTAGTAAATATGACCGACGGTGGTGATGGAACAATAGGACGTGTCCCGTGGAATAAAGGAATTAAAACTGGTGTGCCTTCACCTATGAGAGGATTAAAAACAGGCATCCCTTCTCCAAAGAAAGGAATCAAAACAGGTCCTTCAAAAAAGAAAGGAATCAAAACAGGTGTTCCTGCCTGGAATAGCGGGTTATCCAAAGATGAGATGCTAATATATAGAAAAAAGAAATTAAATAAACAAATATGAATACAACAACAAGTTATAATAAAATTTTACAAACAATAGATTCGTTTGCATCTCAACATCTACAAATAAAGAAATACTCTTTCGATTTCGATGAGCAGATGCCAAACCTTGCAACCTTGGATGAAAAATATCCATTTCTATTTGTATCACCAAACAGTTCGACATTTAATGAAAATACTAATGAGTTTACATTAAACATTTATTGTTTTGACATTATACAAAAGGATCGCTCAAACATAAATACTATTGTATCAGACACAAATCAGATATTAAATGATTTATATCGATGGTTTTTTGACGGGTCAATACAAGGTATTGATCTTCTTGGAGCTACGAATGCAACACCTATCAATAATGCTCTTCTCGATTATTGTGCCGGTTGGCAGATGCAATTGACATTAACCGTGGATCCGTATTCATTCTGTGATATTCCATTAACTTAATAAATATTAATATCAAATACAATATATAGCATAATGACAAAACTACCAAAATATAAGATTTCGATTGACCCGGAGTTTGCCAATGGTGAAGATCTTGGAATAGAACAAATCGCATTCACGTCAAACCCCGCAATTAAGGTTAAAGGAATGGCATTCGTTGCGGCTCCTATCGAAAAGAAACTTTGTTTTGCCGATGGAGTTAAGATGAGAATCGCTGCTCCTGCATTGATTCCGATGGAAATTTATCGTAATGACGAGGATGGAGAGTATTTTGTAGAATTTACAGTTCAAGAAATTGAAGCTATACATTCCAAATTTATGTTAAACTTGAATAATCAAGATAAATTTAATTTGGAACATAATTCAAGCAAAACGGTTCCTGCATATATACTTGAGACTTGGATAGTAGATGAGCCTTTATTGGATAAATCATACTCTACATTCGGTATCGAGGTTCCTAAAGGCACTTTGATGGTAGTATCACAATTGACAGATAAAGAATACTATGCTTCTCTTGTTGAAAACGGACAGATAGGATATTCTATCGAAGGATTTTTAGGGCTTGCTCTGGAAGATTTAATAAAAAATAAAAAACAAAATAATACAATGATCTTAAAAGATGGAACCACATTTTCGGTTGATGAAAAACAATATATTGTTTTAGCCGGAGTTATCACAGAAACTGAATTAGCTAAGCCTGTAGAAGAGCCTGTTGTTGAAGAAGAGCCTGTTGAAGAAAAATTAGCAGAGCCTTCAATCGAGGAAAAACCGATTGAAGCACCAGTTATAGATGAAGCTAAAATTTTAGCTATAATCCAGCCGAAATTAGATGAGATATATAAACTGATTGCGGACCTAAAAGCTGAAGAAATTACAACTGAAGACACAACTGAGGTAACGCCGGTTGAAACAAAGATGTCAATTCACGACAAATTTGCTGCTGTAATGCAATTGGTAAAAGAGTAAATTATAAAATATCATTTATCGACACAATATATGATATAACAACAAAAACAAAAAACAAATAATAAACAATGGCAAGAAAATTAAAATTTGATTTAACTGTAGACGCAAGTGCTCTATTATGTCCAAATCCTAATGAATTCTATTCTAAAGCATATATCACGGAAGACATCGTTGATAACTATAGAACATTAGCAGGTATCAAATACAAAACAGAAATTGCGAATGTATTGTTTGATGCAAATCTTTTGAAAGCATCAAACTGCACTTGGTCTGCAGGTACTGATACTATCGCTTCAATCCCGGTTGATGTTTGCGCAGTTTCTGCAATGGCTCAAATCTGTAGATTTGATCTTGAACAATCATTCGTTTCACAATGGATGGCTAAAGGTTCAGGAGCTCCAATGGATCCTTCCGCATTTATGTCTTATTACTTTGATGAGATGTCTAAACACATCGCAGCAAACATCGAAAGCATTAGATGGAAAGGTAACACAGCAGTAAACTCTAACGACATTTATGAATTATGTACTGGTTATGAGGCTAAGCTTTGTGCTGATGCTGCAGTAGTTCAGATTGCAAGCACTACAGTAACTGCTTCTAACGTTGTTGCTGAAATGAATAAGCTTTATACTGCATTAACACCAGCATTACAAGGCAAATTGGATGTTCTTAGATTCTTTGTTAGTTCTAACGTTGCTGCTGCTTTAAGACAAGCCGGATTCGCACTTGGAAATGCAAACATCTTAGCAGTAAATTCAACTTTAAACTTGAATTTCGCTGGAATTAAAGTTGTAGTTGCTCAAGGTATGACTGCTAATACTATGGTATTAACTTCTAACACAAACTTGATCTATGCATTCGACGGAGACAACGATGCAAAAGTTCTTAAAGCTGTAAACTTGGAAGATTCTGTAGCAGAGCCTTTACTTAGAACAAGAGCAGATATTAAAATCGGTTTCTACTATGTTAACCCATCTGAGATCGTATTTTATAGCGCTGGACCGTGCAGCTAATAAGTTTTTAGTATAAATTTTAAAAATGGGTAGTGGTCAATTACTACTACCCATTTTAATTAAAAATAATATAGATAATGGAATCTGGAATTTATAATATTAGAAATTTAATTAATAATAAAATTTATATTGGAAGTTCTATTAATTTAAAGAAAAGATTTTCTACACATAAATTATTCTTAAGAAATAATAAACATCATAGTTCAAAACTTCAAAATAGTTACAATAAGTATAAAGCAGAAAATTTTATTTATGAAATAATAGAATATTGTGAAGCTTCTAAATTGATAGAAAGAGAACAAATTTGGATAGACTTTTTTAAACCTGAATATAATATTCTAAAAAAATCATCTTCATCATTAGGTTATAAACACACAAATGAATCGAAGGATAAAATTAGAATATCTCAAATGGGTAAAGTAAGAAGTAAAGAATCAAAATTAAAAAATTCTTTATGTAGATTAGGAATACCTAAAACAGAAGAAGCAAAAATAAAACAATCTATAACTCGAACAGGAGTTCTTAGAGGACGTTATAAAAAATAAAACACAAAATAAAATGGCTTGTAACACAATAGAAACAATATTAAAAGGTTGTGATAACAATCAAGGTGGTATTTATACGGCTTATGTTTTTGATATGGATGATATTAATACTATCACCGAATCAACTTCAACTTGGTCTATAACTGCATTAACCTTATTGGGTCACTCACCTGCGCTTTCGTTCGAATTCAAAAGAAACACCGGAAGTTATACAGATGAAGAGAAAATCGACTTAGCTGTAGGAAGCACATTCTGGGCGAAAACAGTTAATCTTCAATTCCATAGACGTGATGCGGCTAAATCCAAATCGATCAAAATCCTTGGCGAAGGTCAAAGATATTTAGGAATCGTTATTGGGGATGCAAATGGATTATTTTGGTATTTTCCAAATATGCAATTATCCGCCACGACTGGTGGTTCTGGAAAAGTGAGAGCTGACGGTTCAAACTATGACATAGTTTTAATCGGTGAAGACGAAACTTCAGCAAAAACAATATCTTCAGTATTAGCTGCAGCATTGTTGGTTGCCAATTCTTAAACCAGAATTACAAATTCTTAGAAACGCTCTTTCTCTTCGGGGTAAGAGCGTTTTTGTTTTTAACAACAATATATAGTATATGATTTATATAAATAGAAATGCGACAAATTCGATATGCTTAACACTGACTGAATCGGTCACTATCACGCCAGTGTATTTTATATTTTCATTTCAACACTATGCTTCTTTAACGACGCAAGAATCATTGATATATTTTACTACACCAGATCTATCAACAACACAAAATAGATTTAATCTATTCGAACTTATAGAAGCAGATTATGATGCATCTCCGGCTGGTTCTATAAGTGGAGGCAACGATATTCCTCTATATTTAATACCTGGACAGTATGAATATAAAGTTTATCAATCAACCTCGGATTCTTTAAATCCAAACACGTTTGGAGATTTGTTAGAAACAGGTAAAATGGTTGTCGGAGATATGACTGTAGAAGGTCAGAACACTTCTGTAGATTCAATTTACCAATAAAAATAATAAAAACACAATGGCATTTTTTAATTTCTTCAAGAAACCAGAAACCCCGATACATACAGAATCTATAGTTGAAGTAAAACCACAAACTTTTTCGACGCCTTTTTTAAAGATAGGTAAAGGAAATCTTGGTCAACCATTTATCAGTCCTTTTTATACGGTTTCTGGTATTACTCAATTCGGTGCTGACAATCTCTATCCACAAATATTGGATCAGATATATTACACATCTGCGATTCACGGAAAATGCATAGATTTCATCGCTAATACCGCTGTTGGCGGAGGATATACTTATGGAATTCCATTAAATGATGGTAGAGAATCAGTTTTAATTTATACATTCGAAAAGATAAATAGATTCCAACGAATGATTAGAGAATTAACTAAAGATTACATCATACACAAAAGGATATGTGTTCTCGTTTACCGCCATAAAGATGGTAAATTCAAATCCTTTAAAAGGGTACACCCGTCTTACATAAGAAATTCCAAAGACTTAACAAGTTTTGTTTGGTGTAATGATTGGTCAAGACGTACAGGTATGAAAACATATAACAGATATGAACAAGGATCATCTGAGAGAGAGTCTTTGTATGTGTACCAAGCAGAAACCATAGGACAGGATATTTATCCACTCCCTACATATATCTCTATTTTAAATGATGCTTTTTTGGATGGAGAAATAGCGTTCTTACAAAAATCAAACATACAGAATTCCATTTGGCCATCGATAGCTATCAGAGTTCCAAAAACTTTCGAATCGCAAGAAGAAATAGATTCGTTCAAGGCTGGAATCAGTTCTAAAGAAGGTGCGCAAAATGCTGGAAGAGTTATGGTATTGACTGGAAATGGAATGGACAACACTCCAGAAGTGGTTACTATATCAACTAACAATAATGATAAGTTATTCGACAGTACTTTAGATTCTATTATGAATAAGATTTGTATCGCGCACGGTCTGAATCCGTCTATTATGGGAATCAAAGTTGCAGGGTCTCTTGGAAATTCGGAGGAAATAAGAATATCATATTCCATTTTTGAAAAAAATGTCGTCATCCCATTAAGATTAGAATTAACGGAAATATTCGATGAGCTTATTGACATTGCTGGAATCCAAAATAATGTGGTTCTTAACAATTTTCAAATCATAGATGATGTAATAGTTGATCAGACTAAATAAATACAAATATGAAAACGGAAAATAAATATTGTGTATACTTTCATATTAATCCACTAAAGAATGAAATTTTTTATGTTGGTATAGGTTCCGTCAAACGGGCTCATAGCAAAAGTAGAAGCAAATGGTGGAAGAATATAGTTTCTAAATATGGGTATATTATTGATATTATAGAAACAGATTTAACTTGGAGCGAAGCTTGCGAAAAAGAAAAAAGGTTAATTAAAAAAATAGGAAGAAGGGATTTAGGATTAGGACCATTGGTAAATTTGACAGATGGAGGAGAAGGAGGATATGGAAGAATGTTATCGGAATCTACTAAAACTAAAATATCAACTTCTTTAAAAGGGCACAAACATACAAAAGAATCAAAGAAGAAAATAAGTGATTCTCAAAGTGGAATTCCAAAGACTTCCGGGAAAGGTAGGATTCCCTGGAATAAAGGTAAGAAATTTCCAGGAACTTGCCCTAATAAAATTCCTTGGAATAAAGGAATAACCTGGAAAATAAAAATAAATAGAGAAACAAAATGAGCGCGACAATATACTTTTGCACCGAAAACTACATCAAGTCCAATACACCAATAACAGCTAATGTAAACTGGCAGGAGATATTGCCTTTGGTTAAATATAATTCGGATGCTTGGTTAAGGAAAATTTTAGGATCTTACTTTTACACAGACCTGTTAACAAAATATAATCAGCAGACGTTGTCTGCTGATGAGACGTATTTAGTTTCCCTGACGCAGCCATCTTTGGCCTGGAGGGTTGCTGCAGATTCTGCTTTAGAATTATCATTTCAGATAAAAAATAAAGGTGTTATGACGCAATCTGGAGATTTTAGTTCTAACACAGAATTGAAGGCCATCCAGTTTATGTATTCTAAATACGTAGCTAAGTCTGAGTTTACAGAAAATATGATGATCGAATGGCTCATAGAAAACAAGCTTTTATTTTCAAAATTCACAGATGTTTTAAATAAAGATTCAGCTTTGTATAACAGATTATGTTGTTCAAATACACCTAACGGGTTCAATTCACCTATATTCTTGATATGATGGTACTCGACGACTACAAATATACCATCAAGTATATGCACCAGTATGGAAATGCTGTTGTATATGCTATTAAGCAGAGGATAAGACAGGATCGTTTGATAAAAACCGGAGCATTATTAAATTCCATAGAGTATGAATTAGACTTAAAGAATAATTCCTTTGGAATAACATTCACGATGGGAAGCGGTGTATTTAACGCGTTTGAAAGACCTTTGGATCCTGCGACTTATGGCATATATTTAGACCAAGGCACAATATATATAACACCCCATTATTTCTTTACTGCTCCAATACCAGGTCTTACAAAGACAATATATAAGCAGAGGATTAAGGAAGCTATAAAAAAAGACATTCTTCAATGGGCGAAAAAACAATTAAAATAAAATCAACTAATATTATGGATAATTCAACAGCAGCTGGAACTATAGGAGGAACAATCCTAAGCGTTATGACTATACCTTCAACAGTTTCCATTGAAACAACAATAATATTGGCTATCATAGGAGCAGTGGTATCTTTTATAACTTCGCTCGCATTAAAGGAACTATACAAATACATTAAACGTTAATATGAAAAAATATTATTCTCCAACTCCATTGAAATGGAGAAAACTCGGTGATGCACTGCTTGCAGCTTCTACTACAATAACAACCTATGCCATTTATAACGATATGAAAAGCATAGCTATAACGGCATTGATTATGGGTGCTGTTGGAAAATTCTTAACTAACTTCTTTTCTGAGTAATATTAAGGAAAATTTAATTTAGCGAATTCTCCAAATAATTCTAAAGCCTTTTTATCATAAGCTTTGGCGGCTTCTATTTCCGTTTCAAATCTTCCATTAAAATATCCTTTGAAATCTTTTACTATATGTGAAATCCATTTTAAATCTCGAGTACACCAACATACTCCTTTGTATTGTGAATTTATTTTTGCTCGTTTCTTTTTACTCACGCAATTAGTATTATTCAAACTTGTTGTAGCATCTCTTAAATTAGATCTCGTATTATTTGTTGGATCTCCATCTTTATGATCTACTATTTTAAATTTTGTTAATTCTCTATGCAAATAAACTCCATATCTTTGTCCATCCTTTCTATATCCTCTATGTGGGTAACCTTCTTTTTTAACGGCCCAATAATATTTTAAAATATCCTTATCTTCTGTGGAAATTTTAAAAATTCTATTTTGATTATCAGAAATAACTATTTCTAATTCATTTTCCGAAATAATAATATTTTTGAATCTTTTACCCATTTTTTTATTGAACAGTATAGATGAGAGTTTGATTGCTGATACTTCAGATGCAATCAGAGCAGCTAACAAACAGGACGAAGGTCTGATACAATAAATTATCTATTTAACCATTCTATAGAACCAGTAGTAACAGTTACACTCGATGTCGATGGAGAATTAAAAAATATTACATCATCTGTAACAATTTGTCCTGGGGGAATATCGTTCAAATTACCTGGATACGCATTTCCACTATCACCAGTATTTAAAAAATATGTAACTTTGGTATTATAACAAGTTCCTGTTCCGGTATTTTTAGCAGTAACTGTTAATTTATGTTTACCATAAGTTGTTGTTCCCCAAATGGTAGATGTTACTTCCATTTTATATGTTAAAGGTTTATTCTCTTCTTTCTTGCAAGAACCCAATAGGGCTGCGATTGCAAACATTAACATTATTTTTTTCATCATTTCAAGATTTTGTTTAGACAAATATACGCATTATTTTTTGAAATAAAAAATGCCCGGTTAAGGGCATTCAAAAAGGTGTTTCAAAGAGGTAGTTATATCAGAATGACAAATCTCGTAACCTCGTTCGTAGCTATCCATACGACACCATATCCTTTTTATTCTACAACCAAATGTTCTTGCATTTTTATAAAGAACTCCATAGTTTTTAATGCATCACAGTAAACCAATCTGCCTATATATTCGTTTATAATACTCCAAGCTCTTAACGGTGTTTCATTCTTTATAGTATCGACGACGAACTGTTCATTCCTACTATCTGAGTTGACCAGAGATT